TAGCAAGATTGCTCCTGACTCGGTTTTGACTTTTGGTGTGGACGTGAGTGCTGACCGTCAGCATGCTTCGATTGCTGTATGTGGTCAGCGGACTGACGGTAATTGGCACGGGGAAGTTATCGCTTATCGCAATGGTTTGGGGTGGCTTCCTGACGCTATCAGTGTCCTTGCATCGAAACAGCCGGCTGACGTGCCACTGCGTGTGGCTTTGCAGGCTAAGGGTGCTCCAGTTTCGAGTGTGCTTGATGGTATTGCTGCCGTTGATGGTGTGGAGATTATTCCGTGCCAGGGGCGTGATGTTGCTGGCTGGTGTGGCAGGTTGTGGGATGCGGTTGACGCGTCTAACCCGAATGCTGCGGAACCGTCTGACAGTATGAAGCTTTTCCATATTTCTCAGCCTCGCCTTGATATTGCTGCGAATACTGCTGTTACTCGCCCTATGGGTGATGGTGCGTGGGCGTGGGACAGGGTGAAGAGTACGGAGGAGATTAGCCCGCTGGTGGCGTTGACGATGGCTTTTGGTGCGGCTACGCAGGTGGAGGAGCCTGAGGATCCTGTAAAGGTTTCGGCTTACGCGTCGCATGATGTGATGTTTATTTAAAATTTTTCGCTTTTTTGAGGGAGTTGACAGTATGAGTTTTCTCGACCGTCTTTTTGGGCGCCCCGTGTACGTGCAGAGGGGTGGTGTTGCTGCTACTGCCGTGTTAGGGAAGAGTCCGGCTGACTTGTATCGTGAACAGCCTGAAGTGCGTGCGGTAGTCAGTTTTATTCAGGATGCTGTCGCTTCTACCCCGTTGAAAGTGTATAAGCGTGTTGATGAGAATGACCGTCAGCGTGACCGTACTAGTGTTGCTGCTCGCCTGTTGGCGTCTCCGTCTGATGGAGTGACAACGTTCGAGTCGATAAGTCGCCTTGTGGGCGACTTGTGCTTGTATGGTGCGTGCTTGTGGCATGTTGCTCCGAATGTGCAGCGTGACACGGGTTGGACTATCACATATATCCCTTACGCGTGGGTGCAGGACGTATACACGCTGGATGGTTTCACTCCGTCAGCTTACGTGGTGCAGAATCCTGTGTCTGGTCGTGAGCCTGTGACTATTCCTGCGTCGGATACGGTGCGCTTTGCTGCGTATAATCCGACTGGCGGAGTGGAAGCTGTCAGCCCTATTGACTCGTTGAAAAGTATTCTCGCTGAACGAGTCAGTGCGCTCGATTTTCGTAATAAGAATTGGCGCAATGGTGGCTGGGTGAACCGGTGGATTAGTCGCCCCGCTGGTACTATGTGGGACGATCAGCAGCGTCAACGTTTCGCTGCTTCCTGGAAAGCTCGTTTTGCGGGAAGCGAGGGCACTGATAGCGGTGGTACGCCAATCCTTGAAGATGGCATGGCATTGCATGATAGTACGTTTAACGCTCGCGAAGCACAGTTCGCAGAAGTCACGCAGCTAACTCGTGAGGATGTGTGCGCAGCATATCATTTGAATCCGTCGCTTATCTATCACACGAGTACGCAAACGTACGCGTCGGCAAAGGATAATGCTCGCGCATTGTATTCGGAGACTCTCACTCCGCTCATGGATTTAATTGTCGAACGTATCAACAAGGTTCTGCTGCCTATGCTTGGCGTGGGCGCAGACACTTATGTTGAGTTTGACCTATCCGTGAAGGTGAGTGCAAGCTTCGAAGAACAGGCGCAAATGTTAACGAGTGCTGTTGGTGCTCCGTGGATGCTTGTTGACGAGGCTCGCGCGATCATGAACCGTCCAGCATTAGGCGGTAACGCGTCTAAGCTCGTCCAACCATTGAACCTTGCTTACGGTGACGAGGGTGAGCCAAGTAACACGCTCAATAGTGGTGTTTCGGCCGTAAAGTCGAGTGAACCGCATTTCAAGTCCCATCAAACACCAAACGATGCGGATAGTGAGCTTGTTGCGAAACAGTTAGCGAAGTTTTTCACACGGCAGAAACGTAGCGTGCTCGCTGAGATTACCAAACAAGCGAAAAACGGTACACTCCGTGTAAAAGCTGACGACGGTAATGATTATCCAAACTGGTGGGATGGGAAACGGTGGAGCAAAGAGCTCGCTGACGACCTCACCCCATTATTCCTCCAACTGAGTGAGAAGCATGCGAAAAACACGTTGAAAGACGTACGTTTGAAACCGAACTCTTACGACGTGGAACGCACGCGAGCGTACATTCGTGCCATGGCAGAAGGCAAAGCTACAGCGTTAAACAATGTGACTTTACGCCAGTTACAGGAGGCTCTCGAACGACAAAACTCGGACGATGATGAGGATACGGATGACAGTATCCTGGCGAACTCGCCTGACGGAGTCTTCGAAAAAGCTGAATCATCGCGCTCGCTGTCGGCTGGTCTCGCATTCTCTACTGCTTGTGCAGTGTTCGGCAGTATGGAGGCGGTAAGACAGCAGGCACCGTCTAGCGTTTTCAAGCGTTATAAGACGTGGGTTCATGGGGGAAGCTCGAATCCTCGCAGCGAGCATTTAGCTATGGACGGGGAGCGGGTCGAAATGGATGCTGAATTTTCCAACGGTTCGCAATATCCGCATGATCATGGCATGACTCCTGATGAATCCTGTAATTGCACGTGTTCTGTCGAAATTGAAATTTGGAAGGAATAAAAATGACACTCTATAAAAGCTTCAGTATTAAGGCTGAAGATGCTGGTGAAGGCATTATCGAGGGGTATGCGTCCACGTGGGATAAAGAGCCTGACTCTTATGGTGACATTGTTGCTAAAGGTGCTTTTACTCGCACTCTGAAAGAGCGTGGCGATAATCCTATCCCGTTCCTTTTTGGACATCGTACTGATACGCCTGAAATGAACCTCGGCGCAGCTACAGCTGTAGAAGATGATAAGGGTTTGAAGTTCACTGCGAAACTTGACCTTGATAATCCGAACGCAGCATACACTTATAAGCTTTTTAAAGAGGGCCGTATCAACCAGTTCTCGTTTGCGTATGCTGTGCGTGATGCGGGCGAGGTTGAGCTTGATGAGGGTGTGAAAGCGAATGAGCTGCGTGACCTTGACCTCTTTGAGATTAGTGCTGTTCCTATTCCTGCTAATCAGCATGCTGTTGTGACTGATGTGAAAGCTGGGCGTAGGAACAGTAAAGCGGATGCGGATATTCTCGACCAGATTCGAGAGTTCGCGCAGAACATTCTTGACTCTATTGACAAGCTCAATGGGGACAACACTGATGATGAACATGCGGACGAACCGTCCCAGGATAAGCCAACAGCGCCAGAGAGCGATGATGGTTCGGATTCTGGTGATGAGGGTAAGGCAGCGTTCCTCGAAATGAAAAAACAAGCAATTCTATCTACTTTAGAAAGGTAAAAAATAATGAATTTGAAGGAAATGTTGGAGGCTGCTAAGTCTCGTATCGCTCAGGCTGATTCTGTTGAAGAGTTGAAGGCAGCCCAGGAAGAGTACGACAAGATTAGTGAGCAGATTAAGCTTGCTGAGCAGAAGGGTGCTATCCTGGACGGTCTCAAGCCTGCAGAGGAAACACAGGTAGAGAAGAAGGAGACTCCAGCTTCTCTCGGTGCTTTTGCTGTTAAGGAGCTTGACACCCGCTCGCTTAAGTCTGCTCGTGGCGCTGTAGGCACTGGATTCGGTTTCAAGGCGAACACTGACCTGCACACCACTCCAACCATCAACGTTACCGATACGAAGGTTGTTGACGTTCAGCCACGCCCTCTCTACGTTCGTGACTTGTTCGGCTCTGAGGCAATCTCTGGCAACTCTTTGACCTACTTCGTACTCCAGCCTACTGAGGGTAAGCCTGCGAAGACTGCCGAGGGTGCGAAGAAGCCACAAATTCACGTTGGCTACGATTCTAAGACTGTTGCTTTGGAAAAGATTGCAAGCTTCTTCAAGGAATCTGATGAGCTTCTCGAAGATGCAGCATTCATGGAGTCTGCGATTAACAATCGTGGTATTTATGAGCATAATCTTGCTGTAGAAAACGAGCTTGTTTCTACTCTGCTTGGCACTTCTGGTATTCAGACTGTCGCGTTTAAGGATAATGCTCAGGACACTCTCTACACTGCGATGACGAATATCCAGACCGCAACAGGTTACACTGCTGACGCCATCGTTATTAACCCTGCCGACTATCAGACTTTGCGCTTGGCAAAGGACACTAACGGCCAGTATATGGGTGGCGGCTTCTTCTACGGTGAATATGGTAACGGTTCTCTTGTTCAGCAGCCTGGCATTTGGGGTCTTCCAACTGTTGTTACTACTGCTGTTGAGAAGGGTACTGCTATTGTTGGCGCGTTCAAGATTGCGGGTAGTGTCGTTACTAAGGCTGGTTCTGGTCTTCGTGTTGAGGTTTCCAACGCTAACGAGGATGATTTCATCACTAACCGTGTAACTGTTCGTGTGGAGGAGCGTCTCCTGCTCGCTACTCGTGTTCCTGCAGCATTCGCTAAAGTCACTCTCGCAGGTGCTGCAGCATAACCCTGTAACGTGATTTTTTAAAGGACAGTAAAACTGCTCATATAGTGGGGTGGTTTTACTGTCCTTTCTTATGCGTGAAAGGTTTTTTGATGCTTAAAATTTACGAGTTGAATGGTTTAACATTCCAATGGCATGAGAGTGACCAGCCCGACGAAGCAACTCTTATAGATAAGCCTGAGCTTGGTGTGAAACGTCAGCCTGCTGTGAATAAGCGTCGAACCGTGAAAAATAAGACGGGTGATGCTCATGCTGGCGACTAACTGGGGTTACAGTATCGACGTTGACAAGCTTCCATCGTTGCTTACAGTTGACGAATTTGACAGTATGGGTGGCTCTTCCATGAGTTCCAGTCGTGAGGCGAAGCAAGCAACATTGAACGGTGTCTCGCAAGCTATTCGTGACTATTGTGGCTGGCATGTAGCGCCAAAACTCACTTGCAAGGCTATTGTACCTGATTCGGCTCACGTGATACTTCCAAGCATGGGCGTCACTGAGCTTACCGAGACTGTGCCAACAGTGGAACCACACTATGCGAACTCGTATGGTGTGATTGATATGCGCCGTCAAGCGTTGCTTGAGGTGACGTATGTGGCTGGTTTTGACATGGTTGACGCGTTGAAACAGGCTGCGTATCAGATTGCGGCGAATCATCTTGTTGCTACTGCAGGTCTTCGTGAAGAGCACGCAGGTCAGGTGGGCGCAACCTACAATCAGACCGATAGTGGCGTATCTGGCGGCGTCCGTTTACTTGCCTCTGATAAGGCTATGCTCGCACCATACAAGCTTGTAGGAGTGTGATTTCGTATGGGTTTGCCTTCATGGTGTAATGACACTCTCATAGTGTCTCGCCCTGGTGTGAAACAGTCTCGTGGTGTGAACGTGAAAGATTGGGAGCATCCGATCACTCACACGATCACTGGCTGTAGCGTGCAGCCTCAAGCGGAGAGTACTGATTATTCTCAACCTGCTCAGCCTACGAGAGTGACGTGTGTTGCTTACGTGCCGTCTGGTGCTGATATTCAGCGTGGTGACAAGGTGACTTTTGAGGGTGCTGATTTTCGTGTGGAGACTATTCCTGTTGGCTGGCGTAGCCCGTTTGGGCGTGCGTCGCATATGACGGTGAATTTAACGGAATGGGAGGCATAGTATGTCTCGAAAAGGTTTTCGTATTGAGCTCAATTCTGCTGGAGTTCAACAACTGTTGAATGATGGCGGTTTATCTGCTGTGTGCGCTTCTAACGCGCAGCGTATCGCTAGTAAAGCTGGTAAAGGTTTTCGTGTATCTCGCCAGTGGCAGGCAGGATATGGTGGTGGTCGTACCGCTGTATCTGTGCGTACTGTAACGCCTGGGGCACGTGAAGCTGAAGCGGTGAATAAGACTCTTACACTGGCGGTGCAATCATGCAGAGCCTAACCAAGCCACAGGATGCTGAATGGTTGCTCGCTCAAGAAATCACCCGTCTTGCTCACGTGGATGCGAGCGCGAACCAGTCCACCAATATCACCGGTAAAAAACCATACGTGTGGGTGTTTCAGACGGGGTGTACTCCGGTGACGTCTGTGAGCTGGCAGCATGATTTCAGTATTGATATTTGGGCGGGTAAGGATGATGACTATTCGCAGGTTACGGATGTTGCGCGCACTATTGCTGGCTATCTTGCAAGTTTGAGCTTGCAGAGTGGTGAGTATGCGTGGCATGCGCCTGATGTGATGAACATGTATCCGAATCCTGACCCTCAACGTCCACATGTTCCACGCGTAACACTCACTTACAGTGTCCAGTTGCGTGGGGAATCAATTGATTTTTAGAAAACATTAAAAGTGAAAGGTTAAATTATGGCAGAAGTAACGCAGGGTATTGATGCTAATAAGGTTTATTTGCCGTCTCCTGACCAGTCTGCTACCACTGGCGCAGTGCAGATTGCGAAAGTTGGTGTAGCGAAGCCTACGGATGCTCGCACGGTCATGCCGTCTAACGAGTGGGGCACCTCTCTTGGCTATATTGGCGATGATGGTCTCACGATTAGTGGCGTGATGAGTGCTGGTGACAAGATTAAGGAATGGGGTGGTAGTGCTGTACGTGTTACTAATGGTGATGCTGAGCCTACCATTAGTATTCCTAGCATTCAGGTTGATGAGACTCTCGCTAAGCTCATCGTTGGCGATGAGAATGTGAAGACTGTTGATGCTAATAGTGATCATGGTCGCCAGTTGGAGATTGCTTTTAACGGTAAGGTTGGGGAGCCTCGCGCTTGGGTGTTTAACATGAAGGACGGTAATCGTCGTATTCGTGCTTTCGCTCCGAATGCGCAGGTGTCTGAGCTTGACGATTTGAATTTTGTTCCTACCGCGGCTAACTCCTACGCTTTGACATTGAGCCTGAATGTTGACACGGCGGGTAACTTCCTTTACTTGTTCTATGACGACGGCAAGGTTGAAGCTGTCGCATAAACGACAGGGGCAGAGGGGATTCTGTTCTTGCTACCGGTTTTCATGCTGTGAGAGCATTCA